TAGTTCCATAGGTAGAGGCATGATGATCTTCGACTAGGATCAAAAGCTGCTCTTTTGCAATTTTGAGAATTTTTGCCCTTTAAATTCTGACGCAACAACTTTGCAAAAAGATATGAGTTCCCTTCGAGGATTGCTGTCGGGCAAAAGGTTAAAAACCTCCAATATTAGGCAGTAATAAGCGATAAAAGTCTGTAAGACCTCTATTTCTTCCCAAACATTATATATCTGAAGCGATCCCAAAAGGTCGCTTTTTTCTTGTTTACTCTACTTTCAAGCCTTACAACATAAGCTTGCTGGTGAGCAATCAGATCAATAGCACTGGTTACAAAATGAGCTTGCCTTGCATTTGTTTGTAATAGCTTGATTGCATAAGGCTTAAGTAATTCAATATCCTCCATATTTTCAATATAGTTTATAGACTTCTGTACCTCAAACTCACCTTCAAGGCTGTAGCTGTCAGTGAGTGCTTGTATTATATTTTTCATAAGCTAGGCCATAGCTTTGTTTCTATCATTTCAACAATTTTGTCATCAATCGTGTTGTCTGTTGTTTTGACCAAAGCTTTTAAAAGGTCAAGAATTAATTTTTTGACTGCGTTTGTCTTGCAGAAAGTCAAAAGGATAGGCTTGAGAATACGGATCATTGATTTGTCTGTTTTTCCAAACATAGCTAAAATGCCAGTATTAAACAATAATCTTAATTTTCATGGAAGAAGAAGAAAAGGAAAGTCCAGATTATATTGGTCATTTTGTCCGATTTATTATTCTTGGGTGGAGTTTATCAGTGATGACTCTTGGATACATGGAAAGAATAAGGCTAGATACTTTTGCGGCTGGCCTTGTAGGGAATATCGCAAGCAGTTATGGAATATCAGTCAAAGGTAAGAATGGCAACCAAAAAAAACCAGTTATAGTAGATAATAGTAAAAACAAAGTTGGTATCAAATGAAAAAGCTCTTATTACTAGCTGCACTCTGTATTCCATCTGCGGCCTACTGTGACATTCAGAGTACTATCACATCATCAGTCAAACTGGAATCTCTTTCGGCTGCGACTTCTGCTGATAAAATTGGCTCTTCTTACAGCATAAGCGGAACAAATATAACAACTACAAGCGGTGACGCTGCAAGTGTAGGTGGCTTTGGATCTGTTACGAATGGAGTTCCCGCAGTAACTATGCCAAGTGCAACACAGACAACTGCTGGTGAAACTTTTAGCTTCACTCAGTCATACCTTGAGGGTGATGCTACTGCTGGATCAGCACCAACTGTTGGAACAGTAGGCAACTTCAGTGATTTGACATCAACTGCCGCTGGTTCAGTTGGAACAGCCGCCGTCACTTTAGATCATCACACAATGAGTCTGACAGGTGGAACAGGAACTGGGGTTGTTCTGACTGGTCAATTTGTTACAGACTTAACTGTTGATTAATGTGGAAATATCTGCCGCTTATATTTTTTGTTAGTCCAGCTTATGCTCAAACTGTAGTACCAAATTTTACCAGTGCTACATCTACAAGTCGATCTATTACCACTAATAACCTCACAGAAAATATCCGAGAAGTTCGCTACAATTCTGGTTATACCTACAGTGTCACTGGTTCTGGTATTTCATGCGGCAACTGTGATTCAATATCCATGCCAAATGCCACAGTGACAGAAACCATCAATGGGACTACCTACGAATGGACAGGCTTAAATATGAATCAGAAACCTCAATGGCAGCAGACCACACAAGGAAATGCGTTTCAATTTTCGGAGTTTTACAAAGGCCCTTCACTAGAAAGCGTGATAGATATAACAAGACAAGTGACCTCAGAGGTCGTAACAGACACTACTATTATATTTTCCAATTAATAACTCTTTTTTCTTGTCTGCCTAGTTATGCCAACACCTCGACAATAGCGAATCCACAAAGTAATACATCATCTTCAGTATCAAACTTTGCCACTCAAGTTCTAACAGGGCCTATGACAGAAAACAGCTATGGTGCTGGTATTCAATGCTCTGGAGCTACACTATCGGTTAGCCCATTTGCCACAACTTCCGTTGCGATAAAGCGTCCTCAAGATTACATTTTTCATACGCCAGTCTACAACGAGGCAACAGACTCAGATGGCAACCTTACAAATGCAGGTGAAATTTTATATTTTCGAGAAAATTACAGCGGTAACAAAGATGCCACTTCTTTTAATTTTGGGATAGCTGCCACAATATCTGTACCACTTGATAAGCGTTTTCAAAATGCTTGCCTCAAAAGTGCGACTACTCAGGAAAAGATAATGCGGCAACAATTATCGACAGCCAGATTAAACTACGAATTGGCCAGATTAAAAAATTGTCATGAACTTAGAGTTAGTGGTGCTGAGTATTCTCCAGAATCTGAATACTATGATCTATGCTCCGATATTGTAAGCAAGCCCAAAATGAACCAAGTTATTCCTCATACACACAAAATTGAGCTAAATAAGTAAATTTAGTCCACTCAGAATCGCCTACAAAGGGCCTCTGGATCTCTTTGCTTATGTTTGTACCTTTGATTTATCCTTAGATTTAGTCAAACGCTTGATGGCAGTCTTGATGAGGTTTTTGAGGAGATTGGCTATGATAGGACTTGAAGCCGCAGTAACAGCAATAATTGAAGTATTAACAAGAATAGGAGTGCTAGGTATCCATTTCTCAACAAAGGTTGAATCTCTGTAGATTTCATAACACTTTCCATTTTTTACAGAATGAGCTATGACCACTTGTAATTTAAGGTCATTGGGGTAGCTTCCTACTGGAATGTTATCCTCAGACGGACATTTTATGAAAAACTCTTTATCTTTTTTGACTTTAGGTTTATATTCTGGCGGCTGTGGTATTTCTGGTTGAGGTTGTTCTGGCTGTTTTACTGGATCTGTTGGAATAAATTTGTCAGGGTGATATTGTAGAGCCTCGAATGTTGGATAACTTACAACAGGATAATCAATCTTAGGTTTATCAATAATATCTAAAGTTGTTGGATATTGTTCCCATGTTCTTGTTCTAGGAATATGAATTTCTTTTATCTGTATCTGTGGTATTTCAATTCTTGGGATTTCCAAGTTTGTTCACCTTTGATGGTTCTGGCAGTTGTATAGATGGCCCTGTAAGATTTGGTATCTTTTCTCCCATAACATCTGGTAATTTATCCTCCAGACTTCCCATGATCTTGTTTTTTAAAGTCCTCTCAAACTCAGGGCTTCCCATATAGCGAATTGCTACATATCCGAAAGCTGCCATTGAAATTGACATCAAAAATGACAGAATAGAAATAATTTTTATGATGCGGTCTAGCATTTTATGTTGAAAGAAATTCTGTTAAAGTTGGCTACGCCTTTGACTTTGATGACATTTTGCCTTGTGGTTGGCCTAGCTCCACTGTACCTGATTTCGGGTTTGCTTCTTCGATCTGTTTCAACAAGCTCTCCCCAAACTGAATACCGCCCTCAATCATTGAAATAAGTTTAGTTTCTGTCTCAACTACAGATTGTGCTTGTGTAAGTCTTTCTTTATGGTTTTTAAGCTCTTCTTTCCATTGAAGAATTTGCTTTTCAGTGATAGCAGACATTTACAATAAATAATTATTTATAAAATAGCACAATTATGATTCGTGAACAGTAGCACAAACAAGTTTTGAATCCATTGAAACTGAAGATGGCCCATAACCCATAACCCACCTAAAAGCACTTGTTGAAAAATTACCATCTGAATAACTGTTTGAGTTTAGGTTTGGCCCACTATGAGAAAGCAAGAACGATATTGCAGTATTACTTGTTGTCTGTGTTCCGTTTATCTGAACAGCATAATTATTGTTTGAGGCATTATTAGTAAAGTTGACCGAAAAATTGCCAGTTCCATGATCTGAGATAGAACTTACGTTATAACTTCCTCTTATTGAATTTGTAGTACTGCTAAAATTAATCCATGCAAATGCAGCGTTTTCAACAGTAGGAGAGGGTAAATTTGTTAAGTTTGCACCACTTATTGCTGGTAATGTACCAGTTAAATTTCCAGCGGGCAAACTTGTAAGTGATGCTCCTGAACCAGAAAAAGTTGTTGCTGTGCAAGTTCCAGAAATTGTAAAGCCGCCCGATACAGTTTCTGCTTTTTTGCCTGCATCATAATATAACTCAACGGCTCCATTTTGAATAAATTTAGCTTGGTTTTCATTGTAAGAAGTATTAAGAATATTTGTTTGGTGACTCGCTATGAAAAGAGCAGCACCACTTTCATCATTTTGTAATATTGAATGTCCATCATGCCGTAATCTTAAATCATCATTATTTCCAACTCTTACTTCTTTTTGATCAGGCAAATCAATATGACCTGACATAAGAATCCCATCACTTGAGGTTTCTATTTTTTTACTGTTGTTATGATATAGTTCTACACTTCCATCATCATTACAAATAATACTTTCCTCACCTGATTTACCTTGAATACGAACATCCCCACCCGAAGTGTCTCTGATATAAAGACTACCAACACTATTTTCTATAAAGCTGTTCGAGCCATTGTGATAAATTTCTAAATCATCACCTGTTCCTAGCTTTAATTTTGCATCATCTGGCATATCTATATGGCTTGTAGCGGTAATTTCTCCTGTTACGTCAATACCTGAACCAAAATCTACATTTCCCGCTATGTTTACTGTTCCTGAAGAATTAATCGTTAATCTATTTGCACCGTTTGTTATATCTCTAATTCCAAAAACACCATCAACATTTCTTATAGCAAAATCATCATTTGCATCTGAATCGTTTAACTGAATTGTTGGCTGAGAGCTATTTATTGCAAAAGTCCCTGTTACCTCAGTTGTCCCAGA